AAGTTCAAGTTTACCTTCTTGAGTTTGAGATGGTTTTACATACGCTATTCGGCAATCATTCGCGCGGAGAACTGGGTTTCCTGTTTGAACTGGTACAACAATAGGTTTACAAAGAAGTGCGAACATTTTAATATAAATAGATATTTAAACTTCTTCAATTCCACCAATGTATTTGACATTTTTATTAATTTTACGTAATAAATTCTTGTTTTCTAGATATGCCATGTGCGTACCCGCGGCGTAAACACATTCCCTTGTTATATTAATCGCCATATATTGAGTGCTATTTTCAAAACAGAGTTCAGCTCTAGACTGTATACGATCGGGAGTGTCTATCATACAATCGATGATAATATCTAATGGACCCATACCCTCTACGAGTGATTGTAAAGTTTCTTCGGGATCTTCAGCCTTCATAGGAAGTAGTGTGATTATTTGACGTGGTCTATCCATATCAGTGACCATCGATTTTGCACTTTTATAATTAGTTGATATATGAAACTTGTTAGTTTGTTTAAAATCAGCTCCCATTTTGATTCCTATTTTATGTAAAACACTTGGTAAAACAATTCCAATCGACATTATACAACTTTAACTATTATATGTTTTAACCTCGTTCCACCCTTGGATACTTATATCACTCTCTTCACACCAAGGATAAATCGCATGTTCATCTCCTATGAAATTGAGAGCTCGGACATCATTCTCAATACATTTATCACATATGGCTTTGTTGTCATCGATGATAAGGCCTATGTTCAATGCACGACAAATATCCGCTTTGTGTATTTCATTCGGTGTATAACTGTTTGTGAGTATGACATCATCAAATACACCCGGGAAGTATGTATCTATCCATGTTTCCGTCTCTTCCCGTGCCATATCTTGACGCCCAGTGAGCACATACATTTTATCATAACGCTCTTTAAGATTGAACATAGCTTTTTGAGATCCTTGAATAGGTGTGAGATCCATGAAGTCTTTGGATTGATAAAATTCGTGGACCATTTTTTGTGAAGTTGGTTCATCTACTTCAAATATTTCGCGGTACACATATCTATATTTGGGTTTACTCCGTAATTTATGAAGTTGGTGGTGGTGGTTTGCCATGGGAAAGAGGAATTTTACTAAGACTTCATCGATATCAATTGCGACCCTGTTCATTTATTTATTACAAACATTATTCATAATCTCTAATTACAACACCCACAGGAAATCGGGGAACACCGATCGCGGTAAGGTTTTGGAAACGCACAGTAAGCATCTTTCCGATGTACTTCTCGTGGTTCTTATAGTCTTTTTCTCGTTGGATGATGGTACCCTCAGGTCTGACAGTGAATTCCCGATCATCTTGGGTTTTACAGACCCAAACAACTGCGTTTGCGTCACGACCATGACCAGTCTTGGCACCAATGATTTCATATTCCTCGGTCTGGAAATCCTTGTGCTTGAGGAGATAGTTACTTCGCTGACCAACCTCGTAGACACTGAAACGGTCACGGATCATGGTGCCTTCATGTCCTTCTTCAACATGCTTCTGATGCATGAGAGGAAGATCCTTCTTGGATTTTACGAGTGTCGTTTTGACATATTCGTAATGAGGATTGTAGATGGAGTCTTTGACATACTCCCAGCGTTGCTCGAAGGTCATCTTATCTCTGGCAAGGGCTTCAGCCTTGAGATCAAAGAAATCGAACACGTGGAACTTGAGCTTCAGAGGGTCAGTCTTGAAAATACTCGTAAGTTCCTCAAAGTTGAGGTTGGGGTCAAAGGCTTCACCATCAACGTATTGACCCGGTTCAAGACCTTTACCAAGAACCTCGGTCCCAGGGATAATCTTCCCAGTTCTTGAGATGCCACCATCTTTGGAGACGAGTAGGCGGACACCATCAAGTTTGGGTTGAACATAGAATGGCTCAGAGATGTATTTCTGGCGATCTTCCCATTTGTTAGCGAGCATAGGTAACACCTGGTTACACTTAGTGTTCTCATTGTTCCACATGGTTTGGGCTCTCTTGAGAGCCTTTTCGTAACCAGTTTTGACATTGGTTCGTGACTCGGAAAACTTGTCACTCCCCACGATACCAGAGATCTTCACGATATCCACAGTTCCATCCTTCAAGTCCTCAACTTTGATGTCAATGTAGCGGTCGCGGTTGTGCTTGTCTCGTTTGATAAGGCGTTCCATTATAGGAGTAATTAATTTCTCAACTTTAAATAGATGTCTGGATTACCAGTTATTAATTACGCTAGAATGGAGCGACTTAGGCCTCCAGAAAGCACAGCGTTGCCTTTAAATTTAAACACGTTTTGTATAATATTTATAATTCTATGTGTACTAGCTCTATATCGACACGCTAATAAACTCACTCAAGAGCGTGAACGATTCCATACTTGAGGCAGTCTTTTGGAGATAGATAGATGTCTTTCTTCATGAGTTTATTCAGCTTTTTCTCAGGAATCTTGGTCTTTTCAAGATACATCTTCTTCAAATTTTTCATAAAAGCCTCCGTTGATTTCAGCTCATGTTTAAGTTCCTGAAAATTACCCCACATCTCAGTAGAAATTTGATGAATGAGGACGTATGCGTTCCTCCCCATAAGGCGTCGAGATCCACCGAGCAACATAAACGTTGCCGCACTACAACAAGAACCTTGGGCGATGGTAACAATCTTTACACGAGAAGATTCGAGAGTGTTCATCATCGTCATACCAGCAAAGATGTCTCCACCTTCACTCATGATATGAACCCTAATTAACGGTTCGTACCCAAAGAGTTCAGCCTTTTTTTTAAGAAGTTCAATCTCCAACTTCTTAAATTTCTCAACGAAGTCAAGAGCGTTTTCCCTGTCCACATCGGCATAGAATAAAATTTCGTTCCCAATAACCTTAACACATTCTTCAGTTTCAGGTTCTTCATCCTTCGTAGACATTCTTCAAGGCTTTCTTTACTTTTGCAACGTCTCGTGCTTTTAAGTTGTTTCCAACTGCGAGGTGATTAATCACGTCGAAATCTTGAGGTGTAATCTTATATTCGATGAGTTTACTTAGGTCTCCCTTTTCCGCATATTTCTTCAATAGACAGAGTTCCTCTACACCCAGTCCCAATCTTGATTTTTTCTTTATGTCTTCGTATTTTTGTTTACGCATTCTATAGTTTCCCAGTTTTGTCCAACAACTACCAGGTCTAATTTTATCTTTCTCAAGTGGTTCTCCTAAATTCATCTTTGGTATGGTGAGAGCGTGTAAGACAAAATATGGCATGAGATTCCAGTTACCACTTCTATATATATGACTATCATACGAATCAGCTTCGGAGAATGAACTCGTGCATGCTACCACATCAACACCTTTCGAATTAATATAATTTTCTTGAAAGATGTCCCACATATGACCATGTTCTGCGATACTATCATGGATTTGTATAGGTTTAGGATCTGACAACACATCGGAGATAAATTCTTTCGGTGTTTTAAAGTCGTCGATTTCATCGTAACCTTCTAGGTATGTAAAAAAATTACGAATGTTACCCTTACATCTATACGCTGCGTGTTCAGCTTTGGGTCCCTTTTCGGTTGTGAGTCTCAAGAGTGTTTCGGGTTTATGTCTTGGTATAAACACCGTTTCAAAATTTGGATACATACACATATTCGTGGAAGTTACTACAAGTGATGCACGGGTTAATGGTTTACCATCCGAAACCTGTTCTATTATTGGTTTGAAAACCGGGTCATAGTCTTCAATAAATACATATTTCACTGAAGGTTTGATAAATGTCAAAAATGGTGATTTACTTTTTAAATGGTCTGTTCGTAATTCGACATGATTCAGATCTTTTAATACTTCCTTAAGAATATATGTTTTTCCAATTCCATACCCACCACATATAAACACGTTCTTTCTTTCATTTAAATAGCGACGAATCAATTCAATCTGTTTGGTGTGAATAGTTTCCACGGTATTTTCAGCTTCTTTTTTTTGTGGAATAATTTTAATGAAGGAATCCATTGATGATCTTACTAATCAGGCCATAGATTTAGTGCTCGAAAATGACGCACTACATAAACGTATCGTAGAACCTTTAAAAAGGAAAATTTTACCATACGTTGCATGTGGAGTTGTTACCAATGTGGTTATGTTTATTCTTTTGGTGTACCTTGCTCGACGTCTGTCTCTTCTTCCTCTAACTCCTCAACTTCATCTAGATTAGATTCTTCACTAGCTTCACTTGGTGGTGGTGTTTTCGATTTAGAAAGAAATTTACCTACACGCTCGAGAGGTGTATCCCTGGTTATAGCTTCAATTGGCTCAATAGTCTTGGGAAGTTTGAGAATTGGAATTGAACGCACGTTAAGAATTTCAGGTTTTGTAAAAATATTATCGAGTGGGTATTCTTTATCAAAATCTGTCATTATTTGTTTGGGAATTGACGGAGATTGTTCGAGAAGTCTGTCGTATTCAGTCTTACAGTCTTCAACAAATTTCAAACCATCTTTCTTACGTTCATCACGGGATATCGCTAACATGAGTCGAATATTCCTAGATAATAGACCATGAGCTAACGCTGCAGTTCTATGATTTTCCATTAATTCATTTATTTTTAGGAATTGCATGATCGTGGCAATCAGACCTGCAATTAAATTCAAACCACCTATAACCGATGGTGCAGCGGGTTGAATACTGGGGGGGAGTGTAGACTGTGCAAAGTTAGCTGTTCCTGTAATAGTTGAAAGTACAATGACGGGTAAGGTAAATTTCATACTCAGATCTTTATAGAGTAAAAATGATCTGTGATGCATAAACCTATAACACGCACAGGCCTCACCCCATTGTCGTAATATAATTTCGTGCTGATCATTCCATACAATTTTTTCTTTTACCATTGTATATTAGATATGAATATTATATTTATTATACATGTTGTATTTTTATTGGCTATTTTAATAGTTCCATTTACCAATAATAAACGAAACCTAGAATTTTACTCTATGGTTATTCCTTTTTTATTTTATCATTGGTCAGTGAATGACGATACATGTGCATTGACTCAAGCGGAAATGATGGTTACAGGTAAACACAAAAATGAGACATTTATGGGAAGACTTGTTGGTCCGATATACAAGATGGAGGAAAACCAGATCAACAACATGACAAAGACTATGTTTTTCGTTCTTTGGGGATTTGTTCAGTATAGACTTGGACATTTTGATTTATTTTTTGAGGACGTAAAAGAAATACTTAAAGGAAAAAAAGTAAAGTAAAGTAATATGGATACGAAACTTAGAGCGGAAATTAAAAAACTTATTTATACTCGTGACGTGTATCACACAAGTTATGTTGAAGAATTTGAAGATTTTGAAGAAAAAATAATGAGACTCAGTGTACAGATTGAAAAATCCGAATCCGAGGTTAAGAAGCAAATTCTTAATAAACAGAAAACATATTATGAGAGACAAATTGAAAAAATTGATAAAAATTTAGAACATACGACAAATGTGATTAATGGTAAAATTGAATATTTTGAAGAACAGCTTCAAAACCTGGAAAAGGAAAAACATTCTCTCGGGTACAATGTCGAAAAACTTAAAAAAGCACTCGAGAGGCGTAACACTAATGAAATTTTTGATATGTTTGAATACGTTACAAATGCGATTGTTATTATAAATGAAGAACGTAAATCTACTTCTTCGAAAGCTGATGAACCTGCTTAATGAAGTTCTTATTACGTCTAATTTTTGGGTCGGCAGCGATGAGACGGAGAAGGGCCGCTGTTGGTATTTTTGGGATATTACCCAAAGGCTTGGGAGTTTTCTTTAATTTCTTCTTAGCGTTCTGGAGTTGTTTAGCAGTTGGCATTATACTATACAATGGTAAAATTTTTCCTCACCTATAAGTATATGAAGAATAGACAAAAGATTCAAATAATGACTCTGACTCTTGTTATACTTGTGGGAATATTAGGTTATAATTGGTACAACCCTAAGGTTATTGAGATTCCAGTAGAAGTGGCTGTACCGGTTCAGACACGCCCGGTTCAGACACGTCGTCCACCTGTCAGGGAACCAGAATTTAGGGGTCCTCCCATCAAACAGTATAAACCCGGTCACATGCAACAAATGGGTCTCATCACGAATGGTGACGAGACTCTCCCTCTCTATGGCAAGGAGGTACGTGGGCGCCGCGATCGTTACAACTACTATACCACCACTGGGGGTGAGAACTTGTACCCGGTGTCAGTCTCCCACAATGCACGTGACTGTATGGAAGATATTGGATGCCAAGAACTATACGGAAATGAAACAGTCGCCGTAATGGGAAAGACTGGTTCATTCACTGTAAATATGTACAGGACTGATGATTTCTTTTAAGCTGCGGGTTCCTCAACAGGCTCCTCGGCGGGTGTGGCCTGCTTAACGCGTTTCTGTACGTCATTTATAAGTGAACTTGTTTGACTAGAAGAACAGCATGCTGAAAGAGCACAAGCTGCTAATATAGGTGGTGATTTTACAGGTATCTTCATCATACCCATAAGACCCATCACCGAACAAAGCAAGCATGCAATTGTGAATCCTAATTGGGTATTACCCATTGGTTCACCTGACGTCTTAAACAGATTTCCAAGCATCTTTATTATACATCAACAAAAATTATTTTGTAGACTATCATATTCTCTCATCAGAAATCCGGTATTTCCAGATATTTTCGCCTTTGTCCTCAATAATTCAACTACTGTGTCCTCATCGAGATGTTTAAGAAAATCCACCTTCGCCTCGATATCGTCAAGTTGATGAGACTCTTTTTTACTTTGTACATATGGCCACGTATGTTTTCGTAATGACACGAGTTCTTCTTCGAGTTTTCTAATTCTAGGAAGGAGAATTTTATGAATTAACACCTTAAGCTGATGTGCTTCACTCATAATACCGTAAGTGCGTTTTTTATCTTTATACACAATAAGATGTCACTCCCACAAGGTAAGCGTGAATTCATAAGAAGGTTGGTAGCGGGTTTAGATAATCTAATGGAAATTACACAAATTGCAAATCAAATTGGGATTAATCCAAGAAATGAAATAGAAGAATTTATAAAAAGGCATTTTCTTGTTCAAACTGATACGGGTGAATATAGTGTGAACAAGGTCGCATTCCGCATGGGTGTCCAGACCCTAGAATTTGATATATTATCCAAGGTATTGATGCATCTAGATAAACTAAAAATTAAACTTAAAAATGTATTTGATAGGGCGAATGTAAATCCACTTTATTTTGATCAGGAAGGTATGTTATACGCCAGACTTATTGAAACGGGTGATTTGAAAACTTTCCTTGATCTGATTTTATATTGATTTAATAATCTCAACCAATAGTAGATGCAGTATCTTGAATTAAAAAACAAGGCCAAGAAGCAAGGTCTTCGGATCACCAAAACTGTCAAGGGTAAACGTGTGAAGCTCTCAGCTAAGGAACTTCGCACCAAAATTAGGATGAACTTTGATAACAGTGTGAAAAATGCACAAAGAGTTATCAGAGTGTGTCAAACTATAGTTGCTCCAACTGTGGTTCGTGCGGGTATTCCCCCTCCACCACCTCCTCCACCCCAACGGCGACCAGTCGTAAACGCTCGACGCGCTAAACTCATGGCTGAACTGAAAAATGTCCTCAAAAAGAAGGGAATGGCGGCCTAAATTAAACTTTCGTAACTTCAAACGAATAGACGGATGTACACTTTTGGTCGGATGGACCTCCGAGTGTTAGTTTGACACCACCTTTATCCTCCTTCGAATACGTAATGACTTTAAAACCTTCTGGTACGATGATAGATTTAAAAGGAGTTTTAACCGATGTTTCGACATTTTCTTTGAACTCGAAGGATTTACCTTTATAGTCACATTCTAAGTACATGGTAACGTAAGGGGACGCTTGATTTTCGGTGATGATTTCCTCTTTCCTACTATTTTCCCTTTCCTGTAAGAAAAAATAGATTCCACCACCCACAGAACTCATGAGAGATGAGAAGGCACAGGTCATAAGAACTAAATCACCCATATTATAATCTATGTACATTATAATATGGCCGCTATCGGTGTTGTCGTAGGACTATGCTGCTGTTCTTCTTTATCTGCTGCAGGAGGCTGGTTTGGTGGGTTTATCCCAGGAACTAAACCTCACTTTTTGAAAGTTACAGACGCTGAAAAAGTCAAAGAACTTTACGCTCTCGCAGTAGAAATTCATGAGAAAAACAAAAAGGAACTCAGTAAGTTTCCCGCTAAGGAGAGTGAATTAAACGAAGATGAAATCACCGAATATATGGAAATTAGGGCTAAACACGATGCAGAAGTACGGGACTCGGATTTATGCAAAAAGTTGAAAGAATTCGATATGACGGATTCCAGGAAGGTTAGAGATGATTATCAGCTTAATGTAACTACACTCGGTGGAACAAAAATGAAAGGGGATGTGTTTGGAGAATATATCGGATCTAAGGAGACCCCTGAGGGTGAAAGGCGTCAGGTTGATGACCTATTTAAAATATGCTTGGAGGAACCAGAAGAAGAGGATGGGTAATTATAGAAAGGTAATTCCAAACCTCTTAGACATAAACTTCTCAACACCCTGAAACGTAGGAAAACTCCAGAGGTACCAACGGGACCAAAAACCAGCCCCGCTGATACCGCTCATCTTCCAATTCTCTTTGTCGCTCCGATCGACATTTAACATTTTCGTTTGGATCTTCTTAGGATCTCGTTCTTCTATGGTTTGTCTGGGTACATGACCCCCATGACGCAACACATAGGAACGCATACGTGAAGGATTCTTGTGTTTGGTGTAGTCGGAATATCCACTGGCACCAAAGTCAACAGTCCTGCCGTCTTCTAAGACAGCCCTGAACTTCTTTTTAGGGTTAGGGCTACGAATAATTTTGACGCGCATACTTATATTTTACTAAGATTTTTACTTGCCGCAGCAGCTGTACCCCTCCTTCTTAGCTTGGGGAAGGAAGAAGAGCTTTTCGGGACCCCTCTTCACACGGTACATGTGGTCGTACATGTGGAGGAGACCAACGGTCAGCGCAAGGCTGGCGACGACGACACCGTTCATCTTGCGCGCGGTGAAGGCATAGCCCGCGATGAGAGCGACGAGCACCATCTGGACGATGGTAAGTTGGGGGAGAGCGGGCATAGAGAAGCGGGACTTGGTAGTCGCGACCTCCTCAGTGGGCTTGGGCTCGGCATACATGGACTTGGGGTATCCGGGCATTTTTATTATCTACTGAGAAAATAATGTGGCGGTTTATGTTTGTACCCATGATGATGGTCCTGTATGATTATATAAAACCACCTATAGACCACCTTTACTTTTCAAATGTGTGGCGACCACTCCTCGGTATACAAAATACATTCCGAGAAATGGTTAAGTGTCTATCGGAGTATGATGTAAAGAATTACCCTGGTCTTCTTCTACTGAAACTTCATTACTCCAAGTTACGTCAAGAGTTTGAAAAAGTTTCACCAACTTTAGAAAAGACGTGGTACCACGATACGAATTCGTGGTATGAAAAGAATGATGGATACTATTTTTACAAGGCTGAACAATTTCCACTCCTAAATAGTCTCATTCGTCAAATACCATGTATAAATAGAGAAGGTGCTTCATTTGCGGTAATAGAGGGTCGTATGGTCTTACACCCACATCGAGCTGAATCAAATGAACTCTTACGATACCAGTTGACTATACACGGTGATGGGGATTGTAGCCTGTACACTGAGAATGGTAGGCACGTACACAAAGAGGGTGAAGATATCCTCTTTGACCACGCGAGATATCATGAACTAGCGAAAACCGGGACTGGTCGAAGGGTTGTACTCATCTTGGATATTCATAGGTGATTAAGACACACTGCTTCATACATATCACTTCCACCGATAAGTTCTAGGGTTTTGTCGTTGACAATCCTCTTGGTAAAAGGACCCGGTGTTCCATCTTTACAATGCATACACAGTGCTGAAAGTTTAGTTACGTCACTTGCGAGAGGGATACAGTCGATGAGTTCACCAAACTTTCTCTGAAAACAGTCTCCATCAAGACCTGCGATAATAATCGATTTTTCTAGGTATAAACACATTTCTATGAATTTTTTGAGTCTGGGAAAGAATTGTGCTTCATCTATGGCTATGATATCAGCCCGTTCAAATTCATCTGTATCGATGATATCAAATAGGTCATACACTTTGTGACAATTGAACTTTACATTGTCATGGGTTTTCAGAACTTCTTCGGGGGACCTGGTATCTTTCGCTGAGTTGACAATCATGACTTCCTTACCTATGACTTTTAGACGCTTAAGTCGACGGATAAGTTCGGAAGTTTTACCGGAAAACATATTCCCCATAATAATCGAAAGTCCCATCTCAACTAATTATTATAATATTGTATTTTTTATATGGGTGAACTTCACAAGGCTTCCTTCAATGGGCACACAGGATACTACAATCCTAGGACAGGTCGTGTCAGGTTTGGAAAATGCATTTATCCCAATATCGCTTCGGCTATAAAATATCTCAAGACAAAGTAAGATGCCTCTCACTGATGCTGCCATCACCAAGAAGGTGGGGCAACTGCGTAGAACAGAAGGTAAGATATATGCACCACTCAAATATTTCAGGGGGCTTACAACTCTCGGGGAAGTTGAGACGCGTTATAAGAAAATGCTCAAGCGAGACTATAAAGGATTCAAGACGGACAAGGGACAGAAGACAAAGACTTCCTCCTACACCCAGAGATTTAGGAAGATGTATCCGGGAGCCAAATCCCTCCCTGAAATTGCTAAGGCTACT